GCATGCCAGTAAGCAAGATTAGTAACGCCAATACCTAGCGGTCTAATTTCATCGTTACTTAATTTAGATTGAATACTTAAAAAGTCTTGATAATCAAGTATATTGTTGAGACTACGGTGAAGTATGCGGCAAGCACGACGCATATCTTCTGGATTCCTGAAAGAGCCCCAGTTGATACTGCCAAGTGTACACAAAGCAATACGGCCACTATCATCATCGAGACGTTTAAAAGATTTAGTAGGTAATAAGATTTCACAGCATAAGTTGGACTGGTAGATTGTGTGGTACTCAGGATCGAATGGTCCTTGGTTCATTACATTATCAATGAACACTAAGTAGATACGCCCGGTGTCAGTTCTTTCCTTTAGTATACCACCTTTAAACACTTCTTCTGCAGACATTGTCTTTTTACGAAGTTTAGTACTACGCTCGTACTTTACATAGAGCTCTTCGAATTTTTCCGTGTTGCTGTAGAAGGCTTCGTAGAGGTCTGGGACTTCGTTTGGATCAAAGAACGTAATTTGTTCCTTGTTTTTAAACCGGCGCCAAAAGAACGATGAGAGGACAACTCCGTAGTCCATGTGTCGGACTCTAGTTTCTTCTGTTCCTTGATTATTTTTAAGAACGATAAGGTCATCAAACTGGTGATGCCAGATTGGATAAAACACCGTAGCCGATGCATTTCGAATACCTCCTTGACTACAACTTCTCAAATCACCAAACCACTTCTTTAGAAAAGGGATCATGCCGGTGTGCATAATTTCACCTCCCCTAATAGGGGATCCCAATGGGCGTAGGCGTCCAATTTCTAAGCCAATGCCAGCACGTTTGCTGGCATACTTGGCCATCATTTCTCCAGATGCAAAAATACTGTCAAGATCATCGTCGCTACGAATAAGCACACAGGAGCTGAATTGCTTTGTTGGAGTTCCAAGACCAGCAAGAACAGGAGTAGCAAGAGTAAATAGGCCATCACTAGCCGCGTTATAGTATTCCTTAATAAAGCGCATACGGGCTGTATTAGGTTCTTCTTTGTGGAAGACAGTTGCGGCTGCAACCATGTAACGAACTTGCGGAGTTTCATAAATTTCCTTTGTTGCACGATTGCGAACAAGGTACTTTTCGATTAACTGTTCGATGGCAGCATATGAGTATTCCTCGTCCTTGTTATGGTCAATCATGTCATTCATTTTGTTCCAGTCGTCTTCCGAATACCATTCGAGAAGTTCTGGTGTATATAACCCAACACTCACATTCTTTTTTACAATTTCGTACAAATGTAAAGGTTGGTAATCGCCGTATACGTCTTTTCGTAGCATACTTAGACGTTGCTTACCTGCTACATATTGATAATTAGTGTGGCCGACATCTGGATTATTTTCAACGTCGATAAGATCTACAATAGCTCGCAAAGTGATTTCATCAATTTCTTTGGTAGTAATACCATCATAAAAGTGAAGCTGGGCCTTGATTTCGATCATCGATTGACTAACATCCGCTATGCCTTGACAAACTTTTGCAACTTGTGCCTGCCATTTATCGACTGCTAAAGTCTCTTTGTTTCCGCTTCTTTTTGTTACAGTTATGATAGTCATTTTTCTTTCTCAGTGTTGCTTTTTACTTGCTGTGTCGATACAGTCTTTTTATTAAACTAGAAAACTATTTAGTGAAGTGGCGTCATGTTGTAGATCTTTAAGTATTTTAAGGTTCTAGGTAGGTTTTTCGCCGGAATCCAACCGGTTTCGTCTAGACCAAAAACCTTATCATCTATAAACAACAAATAATACACTGTTTTAATTTTTTTGTCTATAGCTATTTTTATCAAAGGAGAACAATTTTGATAATGCTTACTTAATTGAAGTGTATAGCATATTGCCAATGTTAAATTGAATTGGCAATATTCGTTTTCGTCTATCAATTGCCAGGCGGTCGGCCAAGTAGTCTGGTCGTACGGATCAGTGTATATTTTTACTCGGGGAACATTTTTAAAATAGTGAACAACATCGTCTAACGGTGTAGACGATGTTTCTAATTGCTGCCTAAATTTATACCAATTTGAAAGACGAGTTTCCGAAGATTTTTCTACTACTTTATACATTAGCTGGCTAACGAATTAACTGTGTATGTGAATGTGTTAGTGTCGCTTGTATTAGCATTAGTATAGTAAATACCAATAGACTTAACTCCGCTAGATGTGACGATTGATGCAGTAAAAATTATTCTGCTATCTTGTCCGGGTGTTCCTGTATATTCGTATTCGTCGACTAACTGAACATTTGTGTTATTCTTATCTACAGCTATGTGAAAAGTTCCTTTTCTCATTTGTGAATAAGCTGTACTCTGATAAACATAATTTATTTCAAAAGCAGAAGATGTGTTTAACGGAAGTCTAAATGCCAGTAAAGAAGATGTAGTTGAATTTAAAGATATTTTTGTAGGAGACATTTCGCTTCTACGTGAATAACCTTCAACTTCGGAGATATATGCATAGGTACTAATACCAGATAGGGTTCCGGCTCTATCAAAACTATCATTAGTTGAACTGTTACCCGGAGTTGTGAACTTTATATGGCTATACACGTTATTAGTAGAAGATCCGCCATCATTGCCGACGTTGATAAAGGTGTTACCTCTTGATCTGTTATCTGTTCCTTTATCAACAATAAGCCCGTGCTGGTTAATTGTGTCGAACATACAATTTTCAATAACATTTTTTTTCGGACCGGCTGCTGATAAACCTGCGCCTACGCCAAATCCAATACCAACATTTAATGTTTTAAAATTACAATCTCTAAATGTATTAAGCATTGTGTCAGTATTAGAAAATACTCCGTAACTAAATCCTTCTACTTCTAGCCCTATAAATTTGTTCTTCTGGCAAGTAGTAGTAAATGATCCAGTGCTTGTTAATTCAATAGCTCGACTTAGCTCAATATCGCCATCGCCGCTTACCCATTCCCCTAACAATTTGATGTTATTAAATTCGCTTTCTTTTACATTTAAAAAGTATAATGGTCTAACTGAATCATTATTTGTGTTAATTGTAAAATCTTTGAATACAATATTTTTTGCTTGATTCGAAGGCGAAGTAGGGCTTACATTACGTTCTGTAGTTGTTGATGTTTCGTTAATGAATTCGATAACTGTAGTGGTGTCGAAAACTGGGTTAGTTGCAGTTGAACTAACTGTTATAGTTAAATCGTTAGCCGGACTTGAACCGCCTAGGCTGCTTCCTAATACTTTAATCTGGTCGCCATCGTGATATCCTTCACCGCAATTAACTATACTAACCGTAGTGTTAGATAATGTATAACTTGCTCCAGTACCTGTTTTAGAAATTGTGACTACAGCGCCAGTGCCGGTACCGGTAACGGCTGTTGTAGTTAATCCAGCATAGCTACCTGAAGAAGTTATACTAGTTCCTGATAATGTTAACGAAGTTGCCTGATTAAGACCGCCTTGTATAAAATTAAAAATTGTTAGATCTTTTCCACTTCCAACAAGTCTAACATTACTAGGAATATAAAGTGTTCCTGTAATAGTATATGTGCCTGGATCAAATTCCAATGTTACTCTATTCTCGGGGACAGTTGACAGATACAAACTATAAATTGCATTTTGTATTAATGCTGTTTGGTCAATTGCTGAATCTAAACCAGATATTCCAAAATTAGATGCGTTTACTGCACCATCGTCTAGTCTAGATTGCAAAGTTCGTTTAGTTACTTCACCGTCAAGACCTGTTAAAATAGTAACATCGGAGGGTTTATATTGATACTGCTCTAGCAAATCTAAAATAGTATCATTTTCTGTTAAAATTTTAGTATTGCCAACACTAGGTGCGCCTTCGCTTACTGCGCCATTTCCAATGTATAGTTCTTGCGTATCAACTGCCCACGCCATTTCTCCGCTAGCAAGTTGAGGCATCCCTGTTTCAAGTTTTTTACCTCTGCGAAGTTGAATTTTAGAAATCTGTACGACAGCCATGAAATATCCTCGTTATAATGATATTTAGCTGTTTAGACGATAGTATTCGCTCACCCTGTCACACCAACGCTCTGTCCAGTAGTCGAAATCTTTAGGTTCTAGTATAAATTCTTGGTACTCGTAGTCCTTAGAGCACATTAAAATAACGCCTTTGCGGATGTTAGTTCCATGTACTTCGTTATGTGCTAGAGCGTAGGCTGTGAGCTGTAGAAAGTAATCGTCAATGTACTCACGTTTTTTAGGCTTGTTAGTTTGTTTAAAATCTAGTATGCTTTCGTCGCCCTGATGTACTCCTACGCAGTCAGTAGTTCCTGCATATAGTTCAGGAAAGTAAAGAGGCACTTCCGAACCCCACACTTCGTCTACATTGCACATGCCTTTTTCAATGACAATCTTGGCCATTTTTTGGCTTTGTTGTGCGAAAGGATTTGTGATATTTTCATTCATTGGCTCACCTTTAACATAGTCCTCTAAGAACTTATGCATTCGTGTGCCACGGTTAGCCGCTTCAGTAGTGATTTGTTGAGCTTTTTGCTCGCCCACGGCTTTTCGCCAATTCGCCAATGCAATACGACTTTCTTCAGGCTTAGTTTTATCTAAAATTGTAGTTACACTAGGAACCTTGTGTCCGTCTGGGGTAGCGTATAACCGTTTTCCGGTAGATTCGTCTCTAGATAATGTTTTATATTGATAACGTTCGATTAATAATGTCATAGCACATTATATAGCACTGCGACATTACTGTCAACCTATCATTTTGGCGGCTGCTCGTTTTGCGCTGGCATTTACAGCGGTCTTAGCTTTTGCTTTATCGGCAGCAACACCAGGCTCTTGTTCTTTAGCTTTTGTTTTTATAACAATCCCATTCTCGTCAAAGTTATCAATTAGATTACTCATCTGTGGATTGGAATCATATTGAGCTTTAAATGCATCATAATCAACGTCTTGACCTGTTGTATTTTGCATCATTTTAGACACGGCTGGCCACGAAAACTTGGCTGTTACGCCCTTGCTGTTTGCTCGATCTTGAAGATTAGTAAGGATGCGGATGAGTACATCCGCATCTTCATTTACTTTTTTTTTGAACTTAAAATTGTGCCTAATTTACGGCTAAATTCTACACTTTCTCTTTTTGCACGGCCTGCTGCTTCTTCTCCGCCAGTTGCTGGCTCGCTTGCTGCAAACTCGTCGCCAGCTGCTTCTGGTTCTGCCATTGTTGCTGGAGTTCCCATTGTAGGTGCTGGTGTTCCGGCTGGGCCTTCTTCGCCTGTTAAAATACTCACTGCTTGCGCTAAGGTGGTTCTATGTGTTTCTAAACTTGTGTACAATTCCTCTAATGCGGGCTTAACAGCATCATTAAATTGTTGAGCAATGTCATTTCCTAATTCGTCTCTTATAGAGTCTACCAACTCTAACATACTTTCAGCCTTCATACTGGCTACATCTTCTAACCATCCTGTGACACGATCTACCATGTCACGACTGCTCATAATTAGAGCTGCTTTTTCTTCTTCACCTTCAGTAAGAGTACGTTCGCTTAATACAGAACGTAACACTTCCATAGCCTCTTCCACGCTTTCTTTTTTTGCCATTTTAGTAGCAGTAGCGTGCATAACTTCAGAGCCTTTATCACCGTAGCGTTTTTCAAATTCGCCTGAAGCTTTTTTCATGCCTTTAACATACTTTTCTTTTTTGGACTTTTCTTCTGGGCTTAATGTGCGCTCTTTAATTGCTTGACGAATAACATCAAGCATGGCTCGATTTTTTTGATATTCTGTATTTTCTAAAACACTGTCGAAACTACTTGTTTGTTCGAAAGTAGTTACATTGTTTAGTAATTGGTCTCTTGCTTGCTCAAGTTGTACATCTGAAAACTTTTCAAGACTTAATTTGTAACCAAACTTAGTCGCTAAACCTTCGTTAAGTTGTTGACTAGTAATTTTTGTTGATAATTCTCTAATTTGCATGTTAGGCATCCCTGAAGATCTGTTAATGTTATTTATCAAAATGCATGTCTAAACATTGTGGCAATTGTGTCTTTTAAAGATGCTGCTCTAGTAGCAGATAATTCCCATCGCCATAAAGACAGATCACGTCGATCGATATCAGCTGTTGTATTGAATCTATGTTTAAAAATAATAGAATCAACATAATTTTGCTGATACAACGAATCTAATCGTTTAATTTCTTGCATTTTGCTAATGTTCGTTTTTTCGTAAAATTTAGCAGCTAATATGGCACTTGCTTTTAAGTAATAAACATCTATAGTATCAGCTAACCCAGCTTTCCTAAGTGTCCAATATTGCTTTTTGTTTTTTTTAATTTTATAATCTTTATAAACTACTGTTCCGTCTGAAAATTCTGCAATCGGCAAAGTTTTATGGACCTCGTCGTTTAAAAAATTTTCTAATTTTTCAGCTTGTTTTTTAAAATTCATTTGCTATTACCTTAGGATTAACATCTCCTATCTTAATTACCAAACTTTTTCTAATCAACCCCTCAATTATGAATTGATCACGTTCACTAAAACTTGTTAGGTAAGAAGGAGTTGTTAATCTCTTAAGCATAGCATCTTCTTCGCGGGAACGATAAATTGTAAATTCCCCTAATAATTCGTTTATTTTCATAGGCCGGCTAGCTTACGTAGTTGTTGAGTTAACAGCTGATTAAATGAATCTTCTTCAACCGGCGGGCTATCTACTGTTACATCTTTTCCTACTAGATTAGGTTTTGCTTGATCGGTAGATTGTCCTGTAGATAATTTAAGTTTGCCGGTATTGTCTTGGGTTAATCTTGGCGAATTAGGATTAGTCTTATCTATTTGTGTTTGCACACCAGTCGCTGGGTTTAAAAGCACTGTCGATTTATCATCGTCTTTTTGCACTTTAAGTTCGCCGGTTTCTGTTACATTATCGTTGTTTTTAGTTAGCATTATTTTTCCCTGTAGATCAGGTTTATTTTTTAGCATTGCTAAGGCATAATTGTTAGCACCACGTTTCCAATCAAACGATTTTGGCTCGCCTTTTTGGTGATAAATTTTACCATTAATGCGAATATACCATGGTCCTCGGTCACGATCTATTTGTTGTTGGCGTAAGTTGCGTTCAAAGTTAGGATCATCTTCATGCCCTAATTCGTGTTGTAGTTCTGCACGTTTAAAGGCACGTTTCCCCCAATCCATTTGATCTTGCTGATCGCGTTCATAATCCATAGGATTGTAGTAACTGCTGCGTCCATAACTGCCTTCCGCCACACCTTTCTTTTCATCCTTGTGAAACTTGACTCTAGGATCATCTTTCTTTAGTTTCTTAGGAACAGTTCTACCGTATTTGTCTTTTTTAGTATCTTTATCACTGAAGTCACTTAATGAAACTACTGGTGTACCTTGAAGTTTATCGGAGCCTTCCGCCACACCTTGTTGTCCGGCATCTAAACCTTTGCTGTAAAGTGCTACCGCCTTGCCCCCTACCCCGTAAGGTGGATTCATAACAATGCCTTGTTTGCCGTGTTCTACACCAATGGCGTACCAATCTATATTGGCAGCACCGCCGGCCTTTTTTGCTTCTCGTTTCCAAAAAGTCAAACTATCCATACCTTCCGCAATATCATTAATTTTCATTTTTGTTCTCCAAGACTTAGTTCTTTATCTTGTAATTTTAATACATGTTGCTGTAATTGGTCTATAAAACCTTTAGCTCTTAATATTTTAAACGCAATGTTTTCAATACTAAATTCGCCGCCTTGTTCAAGTCCTGCTTTTCTAAGTTTTTTAATTTCTTGTTGTACAGCCTTAACTCGATCAATGTCATCATCAACTAAGGCTTGCATTATTTTATTTAGATAGTTATCAACTTTTGCTTGTACGTCACTATCGTTAATTTTTACTGTTCCCATAGTAGGTTTAGACAACCAGCGATTATCTAACACACTATAAATTCCTAAACTGTGGTGTTTATCAGTGCTAGGTTGTACATATACTTCTACATCAATATCTTTTATTTTAATATCATGATTAAAATTGTACTGATTCTTTTTAGCATCATACAATGGTTTTAATAGTAATTCTTGGCCCGATGGCATATCAACTACTAAATGTAGATCGATATCGCTCTGCGGTGTATAACTAAAAGCAGCGTTAGATCCTGAAATTGTTATATCTTTAAGATGTAGTTGTGGAATATCAATAAAATTTACAAAATGTTTAGCTATTTGTAGTAGCTTATATCTAACTTGGGGTTTAAGCATATTGCCGCGCCATAGCTTTGGATTGAGTTCTTTGTGGAACTGAACCGCTGCATCGACAATGCCCTCTTGTGTAAATTCTCTTAAGTACATTAATATATTTATTGTTAAATTACGTTTATAAGACATAAAAAAAGCCCTAGATAAACTAGAGCCGTTTTTAATCTTTATGTCTAATTAGCCCATCTTCATTAGTATTGTTACAACAATTCCTAATACCCCTGCAATAATGGTGCCAGCTGTGCCAATAATAACCTTAGTCATTGACTTTTGGCCGTCGATAATGTCGTCATGAATCGACGCTACCTTCCTTTCTAAGCTGGTAAGTCGTTGATCTAATTGCCCGTAACGGAGGGCACATAAATCTACGTGAGCTTCTAAACTTTGTTTTTCTAATTCTGTTGTAGGCATTTCGGCCATAAGTAAGTTCTCCAAGTGGTATATTTTGGATGCCTATTATGCCTTGTGTATGCCTTATAAGTTATTTATCTTTCGACATTACTTCTAATACTATCTCTCTGATGCCTTTAATATCGTCAGCTACAGTTTTAACGTTTTCTCTAGTTTCTTCCCAGTGTCTAACTAAGTTGCGTAACACATACATAGCCCACCACCACCAGAACACAGCAACTCCAAACATTGCTGATTCTCCTATAATCATTGCGTAGCCTAAAACAGTGCCATCAAAAAAACGCCATACGAAAAATATGCCTACAAGAGCTGTAACTGGCAGTACTGCTGCCGCCCAAGCCCAGAGCCTGATTTGACTTATAGTTTTTGTTTTAAAATTTTGAAATTGTTCCATATTAGCTTTCCAAGCTAATATATTTACTGTTGATCAGGGGTTTCAAAAAACACAATGTTTTTGGATAAACCTTCAGTAACGAACACATTATAATTTTGTTCCATGCTTTCATCAAGTCCGTTTATAAACGGGATTCCTTCGAAGTCTTTTTCTAAGTATTCTGTAACATTAGTCGGACTGCCAAACGGATAGTCTCTTTCAGATTCAAAGGTAAATTTCCAGATGTTAATTATATTTGGTGTATTAAATCCCAGCTTGGATCCTATTACACTTAATAACTCTGGTTTCTGATCGTAAATTATATTTGTTCTAATACCTAATGTTTGTAGTACAGTTTGAAAGTTTTGTTCTTTCCACCGAGCAGCTTCTTTTCCCGGTTCGATCCTGTATTGCCCAGTGTTGGTAATATCAACTGTAGTATAGATAGTGTAACGCATTACATATTTAACGGCCGTAAAAAAGCCCCGGAACAAATCCGAGGCTTGGTCTTCCAAAGAAGATTAAAACTTACTTAGCTGGTTGGAATACTGCTACTGTAGAAACAGTGAATGTTCCAGCGCCGCCGCCAGCTGCACCTTCAGCTGCTGCTTTAACGTCAGCTGCTGTGAATGTGCCTGTACCTTGGCAACGTAGGAATACTGTTGCTGTTGTACCGCTAACGAAAGCAGAACCGTCTGCTGTGCCAACTGCTGCAACTGTGAAAGCACTGTCGCCAGCACCGCCAGTACCGTGGCTAGTTGTTAATACAGCGATTGCTGCGTTTAGTTCAGCATCATTGATTGTACCAGAAGATGCGATTGAGACGATAAGCTCACGACCTACGTCAGCTTGGTTGATGACGTTCTTTAGATAGTTAGCTGTTACTGATGATCCGATTAAACTTGGCATAATATTTCTCCTCGATATGCTTGTTAACTCACTACTCTGTGAGCTTTGTATTATTATTTAGTTCAAATATCAGAAATACTAGCGAAACACTATATTTTAGTGGGTATAAGATATATCTCCCGAACATATCTTTTCCAGCTCTGGCATTAAATCATACATATACATTTTATTTCTATACGCATTTAGTATCCTGTAAGCCATGTTTGTGACGTCACTAGACCCTGGATTTTTATAACTTAATAGTCTGCGTATTTCTTTTAAATCACTACTACCAATATTTAATGCCTGTTCTAATCGCATAAAAAATCCTAAATCCCTATTATGAGGACTTAAAAGACTTATTAACCATCCGTTAAGAGCCATCAACGGCAAATGCGTTTTTTCACGCAATGTTTTAGCATCTGGAGATTTATAGATTTTTTCTACTTGGTTCGGAGATGCATTAATAAAATATATAAAATTATATAAATCCGTACCGCTAAACCTAAACTGATCATATAAGCTGTAGCTAGAAGTTTGCTTTGCATATCGTTCTGCTATGTCACGGCCTTTTTTTGTCCTACTAATAAACTCTAATGCCAATATTGAAAGATATAATGCTTCACACATTGATGTATAAGACATTTTAACATCAGACTCTGATTGTATAAATTTAGATTCTTTTAACTCTCTTACGAATCCCATCATAGAACGTTTACCAGTTCCTTCTAAACTGTGCCCACCAACCATCAATGCTATTTCCATATCAGTATACATTATAAAGGAGTCCATCGTTTTCTTGGAACAAGTTTAACGTTTCCAAATTTCTTTTTATCATCAGCATATCGAACTCGCCCTTCGCCGTGTGTATCCCATATTTCTCCCTTTGCACCATTTTCAATCTGATCAATCATAGAATCTTTTACATTCATAATTTGCACTACTAGACTGAAAATTGCATTCAATGCATTTTGATGTTGGACTGTTAGTTCTTGTATTTTTGCTTGCTTATTTGTACTAACTTTACTAGTTTTAAGCCAGTTAAAAAACTGATTTACACTTAGTTTATCTAACTGTTTTGCCTTAGCAGTTTGATTCACATATGTATACAGAATGTTTTTAAGATCACCTAATCCGGAAGTTCCTTGCAAGAAACTGTCTATTGATTGGCTATGTTTGTTTAAATATGCTTCTACACCTGTAATTGCACTGTCATCTATAGTAACTGGAGCAGAATTGTACACCGGTCCTTGGACTATTAGTTCTTTTGTGCTGTTAAACATATTAAAATCATCTAATGGTTTTTGTGAGCTGTCATCCATACCAAATTCTGGAAAATACGCATGTCCGACAACCATTACCTGTGAGTTCGCAATTCTCTTACCTAATGTACTGTTAGCTAATACATGATAACAAGTTTGACTTTTAGGGTTAGGACAGAAAGTATAGACTCCAGCATTGTCCGCTGCTGGTCTAGTTAAGAACAGCCCGTCTGCATATACAAATCCTACAAAATCTTTAGGAGTTGCTCGATCGAATAAAGGATATAATTTAGCAAACTGTTGAGCAAATTGTTTACGTGCTGTTAGTTCTTCTTGAGTTTTAGGGCTTCCGCTTTTATTTAAAATGAAGTCATACAGATCTTCTGGATTATCAGTTGCTGCTCCTCTGCTCCAGCCGTTGTGGCCTGCTAATATTAATGGGCCATTTTTCTGCTGTCTGCCCCAATAGATTTGAGGATTGCCGTCCCACTTCATGCGTACAGTCTTGCCGCCAGCTTCTGAAGCAATTTCTCTAATATGATCAAGAGCCTCCATTGTACCAGCACTGCCGTGGAAGAATACTAGGTCTTCGAGGTGGTTAAATGCACGACCTAACTTTTTCTTTGTGTCGGCTTCGGTTTCTAATAAAAATTCCCTAGCTCTCATCTTAACCTCGCGATTCTTAGCATGTGATCCAATGCATCTTTTAACGGATCTTGTCGTATATTAGTAGAAGGAGCTTGGTTATTCAGTCCAGCAAGTTTTCTTAGTCGATGGATATCTTCTTGCTTAATTTCTTTCCAGTTAGGATCTTCTTTAGCGCGAGCTAGTAATGCTTGGGCCTGATCTGTTGGCAATGCATTTAACATACTTTCTACGCTACCTAAATTTTTACTTGTTGCGCCTGCCCCTAACAGTAATTCAGCGACTTGATCTAGTTCATCTGTAACAAAGTCACCTTTTTTACCCTCAGCGGTTCGACTGAATAATCCCTGCCATGCACTCCACATATAACCTTTGCTTTTAGCAAGAATGGCCAGCATAAGCTGTTTATTAACACCTTTATAAGGACTTTTATCTGGAATATCATGAGTATGAAATTTGCTAACTTTTTCTGCTTTAGGGGTCACCATTATATCTACTTGGTGTGCTTCAGAGTCGACAGGAACTCTAACATGAACATTAATGCCGCTTTGTGCAGTTTGTAATCCCTTTGTAGAAATATAATCATTAAGGGCTTTTCTAGCAGTCTTAGCATCTTTAGCTCCAAAATACTTTAATACTTCTTCTTCATCTGCAATTACATCCATATCTCCACTCTTCTTTCCGGGTTTAGGAGTAGCAGCAGATCCAACTGGAAGTAGACGAATACCAGTATCAGCTATTGCTTGTTGTAATTTTTGTAGTATTTCTGGCACATTTTTGTGATCAAACGGCGTTACATCTGGAAATACATTTCCGCCTTCATTTAGAATCATTTTTATTTTCCTGTATTTTCTTTATGCCGCGTTTAAATTTAGCAGACTCTCCCGTTCTTATTGCATTAATAAAACGACGCTCTAACTCAGCTGCTGTCTCAAGGTCATAATTTTCCTTAATTAAGGACAAAAGGTTAATGGCACTTTCAATAAGATTAGTACCTCTACTTTCTATAACCAAGTCTTTATTTCGATTTACGCCTAAATCATTGAGTCCTTGTAATATTGACCTTGTACTTTTTCTCATAAGATAAAAATCCTTTGTTATATTTAACCTTTTTTGTAAGCTGAAGCATTTTGTTGCGATCGCACATAAAATAAACTAAATACTCAGTAGAAACCATGAGTCTACATATACACATAGAGGAAAAACACATCATGTTAAACACAATTTTAGGCTGGGTTCAAAAGACCCTAAAGCCAGCAAGCTATACAGAGCAGCTTGAACAATTCATTATTAGTAAGAACCCTGCAAGCCCCGGCGACGTAGAATATTGGGCAAGAGTTTTTGATCAACGTAATAGCGGAGGTTTTTATGGCCGCTAAACTTAAATCATTTTTTAACTCACTCATCAAAGTTCTAGAAGAAAATGGTGAGAAAAGAGCTCGAGAAATCATCGAACAACGCAAATACAGGGGGTATCTATGAAATCAATATTATTAACAATCTACGGTTTTCTTGAATCAATGGGCAAAGCTCGTGCAGCAGCAGAATTAGCTAGAGCTGGTAAACACAAAGAAGCAGCAGCACTTTACAGAGATGAAAAGTTTGAGGTGCATCCATGATCAAATGGTTCACTGATTTGTTCAGCAATCGTAAAAAACGATATACTAGAGATGTTAAGCGTTGGGCAAAGACTGAATACGCTAAAGATTGGGAATACGCATTCCATGCTATTATGGAAGGTCGTCGTCCCTATGCAGATTGAAACAAGTTAAATACACAGACACAAGGAGAGTCTTCTAGATGACTACAAAATTTTCGCATATTAAAGGATCTGAAGTAGAGTTTAAAGGTGGCGGTCTACGCGACTTTTTCTTATACAAGGATCTAGGAGTAGCAGATGCTACCCACGGGCGTGTGCTAGCACATATTACCCGAGCCAACTTACCGCCAGAGAATTCGGGCGGTACAGGTTGGCATATTCACGTAGCCGAGTTCCAAATCGTTTACATGTTAAAGGGTTGGGCTAAGTTCATGTACGAAGATAAAATTCACTTAGTTGAAGCAGGCGACTGCGTACAACAACGTCCAGGCATTGTACATTACCTGTACGACTACAGCCCGGACATGGAATATCTCGAAATCATTATGCCAGCAGACTACGGAACAGAACCAGCAGAAGGACCCTGCGACATTCCTGCTCCTACACCTTGGGCATAATATATGGCTGAATAGCCTGCAAAAAAATCAAGAAAAGTCTTGATGTTTGTAGCTTAACACTATATAATACACGCACACAGAGGAGATTGTATGTTAACTTTAAATTCTTTCATTGACACTTTTCAACATAGCAAAAAGCTAGTTGCCAACCAACTGTTTAAAGATGCAGCATTAAATAAGGCTGCAATCGATTACATTGATACCCAAACAGCATTTGCAAAAATGTTGACAAATAATGCAATGACAGTTGCTAAATACTCTGTGGATACAATGACTAATGTATTGTATCCAAAGAAGGAGCAGGCTGCACAGGCTCCCTACAAAGTCGAACCTAAAACTAGGAAGACCAAAGTAGAAGAAGCAGCCAACACAGACATTAACACACAAGGAGAATAACTATGTCTAATTTTGAAGCACCAAAACTTCCAGAAGTTAAGTTTAATAAAAACGGTTACGAAATCCGTACAGATATCCTAGCAATGGCTAAGGACCTCGTTCAAAGCGAGTACAGCGTTAAGTTCTCAGGTTGGGAAATGAGCGCAACCCGCGATGAAAAAACTGGTCAGATTGTAACTCAAGTAGGAATGCCTGAGTTTCCTGGTCTAGATAAAGTTCTTGAAACTGCTGAAAAAATGTACGCTTTTGTTAACAGTGGCGTAAAGAAATAATATTACAAAAATAATATATAAGCTCATAGAGCATTTAAAATAATATGAGTAAACAAAAGGGCCCTTCGGGGCCCTTTTTCTATTGCCACGCTACCATCTTAAATCGTTCTCGTGGTATGTTAAAGTAATCACACTTCCAGTGACTCTGCTCAAAGAAGTCAAGATGGTGCCACTGATCTTTGTAGTTGAGTATTTGTTGTGCAGCGTCGTCCCAATCAATACAGGCTATCTTGGCCTGGACCTGTAATTTGCGTACCTGTACTTCTTCATAGTCAAAGCCATCGTACTCCCAGTGTAGTACTTCAAACGCATTGCCCTGTCTATCAACATAGTCCATTGAAAAGTCTAATCCCCATTTAGGACGAAGTGCTATCAACTTATTAACCAGTGGCAAGTCTCTTGCCCATGCTTTAAGTTCTTTCAGTGCTTCGCCAGAGTAGGCCTTACGTTCGAATAGTAGGCTGTGATTTAATACTGCGCCTTCTATACGATCTTCTTGCGTAAACCAATCTTGTTTAATAGCACGTATATGCTCTCTATGACGTTTAGGCTTAGCCCAATTGCCATAGGCAAAGTGCTGTTCGAGTACAGTTAGGTCATAGCCGTTCTGATCAAATAGTGCAAGGTCTTCTGCTGTTGGCAAGTAAACAAGTTTAGCTATTGGTTTATCCCAGTAACCATTAGGATCTAACAAATTATTTGTTAAAGTTAGCATGTTACTTTACAATAGGACCACCCGTGACCCAAAGTTCACAACTGCGTGTGCCTGCACATTTGAAGTGAAGTAGATTACAATAACCCAAGTCTGCGGCTTCACGAGTCTTTTCTGCTTGATATGCTTCTTTGCCCATGCCTTCTTCCATACACTTGTACATAGCATCACTAATGTTAAAAGCCGCACAGTTGGCACAAGTCATTGTCTTGGCAGTCTTTTCATCGATAGCCCATTGTTTTGCACTTTCTTTCCAGTATGAGCCTGGCTCGTCTGGATTGGCTGGGCCGTAGTGATGACGATCAATAGCAGTCTGTCTGTTCTTAACATTCACTTCTAGATCGTGTGTAGCAATAGGACAGCCCTTGTTGGCTGCTTCTAATATTTGAATGTATTTTCTCATCTTGTTTCTCGCCACTGTACAGCAGAGTACACATTAGTTTCAGCAGTGGTGCTGAGGTTTTCCATAATGATTAGGTAAATGTTGCTGTCCGTGCT